CCACCCGTATGTCAGTCGGACGCTATACGGAGAAGCGTACTCAGTCCCTCTATCGCTAATAACGTCCTTGGGCGTATGCTCAAGGCGAAGCAGCGAATCTTGAAGGTGATACCAATCACCGTCTACAACAGTAGTAATACTGCTGGACACAAGGAGACACTGGACAATCCACTGATGATACTCGGTGTCAAAAAAACACCGAGGCTCATTTCGTAGAATCCATCCAAGGTCTCGCCTAACATACTCTACAAATCCTTGGGCATTAGGGTTGTTGCACAATGGCAACGGCCCCCAATGCTCTCGGAGCTTCGAGTATATGGCAGAGGAACAATTCTCATAGCCCCTTTGACGCAGCCGTTTGGCCAAATCAAAGAGAGCCATGGAATGTTGAGGCGAAGCGATACTTGTCTTCTTCATACGAAGGGGCGTAACATTGATGCCATTATAGGCATCCACGCCACACGACTCTCGGAAGAGTCCCCGATAGAAGGTCTTTGCCATGTTCGGCACAAAGCCGGCCATTGCTAAACCTCTTACGGCACCATCGTAGTATTTCGAAGGAAACAAGATATCGTCTCCGAAGACATACACATCAGTACAGTTAATACCATACCTACAGCGTATGCCAGCACGAACCAAGGCAAAGAAAACAATGCTCTGAACGGGGAACGTTAAACAATTCCCCATAGGAGCCCATTTTCTCAGCTCGCGAACTCGTCCATCTAATAACTTGATATGCGAAGCACGACTGCATGAAAGCCAGTTATAAGTGTAGTCACCAAAAAGGTGACGCACCAACTGACAACTCATACGATCGCTGGCCTCCTTCAGATCCAAGGTACATAAGTGCCCTGAAGCTGAAGAAGATAAAGCCAAATTACCATTCACGGTTTGATCCGTGAAATTTATCTTACCCTTGGTAAGGGGGTGAGAGGTAATAGCTCGCTCAAGTAGACCTCGCTGACCTTGCTGAACCCATATCGCCTCCGCAGGATGCACGCATATTAAGCGTGGACCCCGGGAGTCCTTAGGGACAGCAGTCAGTTTGGCTGTAATATAGTCGACTTCTTGAAGCGGTCCAATAACCTCATCTACCATGACTTCCTTCCAGAAAGAAGGAATGCCACAGTAGTTTTGGTCATAGGGATACTTTTCAGTTATCGACTTGTACAGTGTCCTGAAACACGACTTCTCACTCGGCTTCCGGGAGGGAAATATTCCCCCGGGACCATGTGATGGTAGTATGTCAGGCCAATTAATTCGACTAACAATCGAACTAATGTATTGACGAGCGGTTGACAGGACTTGCATTCCTGAGAGGCTGCTGTTAAAAGCAGTATCCCAAGTAGCAATACTATCATCCGTATTCTCAAATTCGGCTTGCGCCGCTTTGAGTTGTTCCGTCGTTGGTTCATGCTCGACCTTGTAGCAAAACAAGAGCAGCTGTCTTAGTGCTCGAAGGTACAGTGCCTCCTTTGTAGAGAGGAACTTGACCCAGAGTGGAATTAACCACTCTGGCAATATAGGGTTTTCAGCCCTAGTGCCTTCGATATATGCCAAGACCTGCTTCTCTAGTAGTGGGGCTTCAATAAAGCACCACTCATACGTTATACAGTCGGGAGCGCCTATTGGCACCCCTGTCTCTTCACGTATGTCTACTAGCAGGCTCCGAAACCATATCAATAACAGTTCCTTATGAACGATGTTCATGAGCCTGATTTGCGATGTGGACTGCAAGCACACGATCCATCTCGTCGGCACACTCCCAGGTCTTTTCAGACCCGCGAGGCCCGCGCTGCAATAATGCAGACACGGAGTACGACGTGATCATGTAGTGTGTTGGCAGTTTAGTGTAGTTCACAAGGACCTCATAACTAAGGAGATCCCCACAACGAGCTTCCTGCATGAACTGCAGAACGATCGTCTTCACTCCCTTGTCTCTCGTGAGAGAGCTAAAGAAGCGAGAGGATTTCCGTCGTAACAGGGTACCAATGTGAATATATTCACATAGGCAGAACTGGGAAGCGCATCGCGAGATGAACTTCTTAATGCTTACTTTTTTCATTGTTGGATATATATCTAACTTTGTCTAACGTAGGCTTTAGTCAGCCCATATGAACTCCTTGACACAAAGACTAAGAAACTGGCTCCTAGAGCTTACTGCTCCTTGGAATCAATAACATTGTCGATGAGGTCAAGGCCACTAGTGTTTCCACCGGCAGCGTAGAGGAAATTCTGAAGATGGAACGCCAAGGCGCTCGTATCGTCAGAAGTAACCGCGCTGTCCTGCGGAACCACAGCCACAACGTAGAGACTCACCGGGGCAATAACGCCCGAGGAGAGCTCGACATGCCGATCGAACCGCACCATGGAACGGCGAGTCTTCAACTTAGTTGAGGACTCGACCGCATCATTGTGCGAGATGCGCAG